TCTGGATTTAGAACGGGCATACGAGGGTCTGATTGTTTTAGATACGAGTTATCAACAGCATCCATTTGGCTTTGAGCCGCCTGTAACTGTGCTTCAACCCTAGCCTCGACCTGTTCAGTAGCAAGTTGACATAACAGTAAACCCCCTACCTCAATACCGTCTTGGAATCTTGAATCTATATCAGACACAATGTGAAGGTCTGGATGATCCTCTTTACGAACTGGCGTCCATCCCTCACGAAATCTGGAAGAGACGTTAGTGTTATCCGTATTTCCCAATGTAGATGTGCGGATCCAGCGGAAGGTAATACCATCGCGTGGCTCTGGGGAAGGTAACATTGTTGGTCTAGTCCATGACGCTTTACGTTTAACCGAATCGCGGGTTTCTGTAGTGCGTGGAGATCTATTCGTCATTTGGATTGATCCTTCATTAATTGCGCCGCATATTGCTCATTTGAGAGTCCAAGCCGCTTGGCGAGAGAGGCTTGCGTTGAGGTAAGTCGCACTGTGCGTGATTTTTTCGTCGTTCTCGACGGTGCAGCAACCACGGAGCCACCTTGACGCTGGGGTGCTTGTACCTCTACTTGCCCATCGTCAAACTTATCTGGAAAGACCTGTCTCATGGCCTTGTCAATTTGTGTATAATACTGATCTGTATTTGGATCAATCCCTGATTCTACAAGCTTTTGATGCACACCATATGCATAGCCTGTCATTTCAGGGGTTTCAGGATTTTCAAACCAAGTATTTTGTTTAGCCCACTCAACTGCACGAGCATCTGGCTGCGGTCTTGCAGGTGCCTGCTGTTGATACTGAGGAACTTGGACTTGTGACACAGGTCTTTTTTGAGGCCTGTAACTATTTATCTTATCAGCCTCTATTCTCAAAGCAGTTACTTTGTCATTTGCCTCAAGAATTAAATCAGAATCACCAGCATCAATCGCTTCTTTATATGCTACCTTTGCACGATCTAACTCAGCTTGGACACGACCTTTAGCTTGAGTAACAAGAGTTTCCTCTCCGTGTTCAAGAGTTTTTCTAAGACGTTCATTTTCAGCCTTAATAGACTCAGCATACTTTAAAGCCTCTTCACGAAGCCTAATAGCTTCCTCTTTATTCCTACGCTGCTCATTGGCCTCGTAGGTCATTTTTTTAAAACGCTTTTGAACACCCTCAGAATACTTATCTAACTCGTCATCATTAAAGATTTCAGGAGCAGCATCCTCAGCCTTACGGGGTCTCCCACGATCCTCTTCAGGAGTATCGTCTACAATTTCAATTTCAAACTTATCATCAGATACAACATCTTGTGTATCGGGTGATTCGTTTACAACATCTTCCATCATTTCAGGTTCTGAAGCTAAATTACTCATACCCGTGTATACCCCCTTGGATCGTCAACAACGGCCTCAATAGTGTCATCGTTCACTAAGCGAAACTCTTTGCCATGAATTTTAAATCTGGTTCCTGAATAAGATCTAAAGATTACAAAATCACCTTCTTTGCAGTAGGCTCCATTTGGAAATCTATCTTTATCAGAGTATGCATCAGGGCCAGATTTAATTACAAACCCTATAATAGATGCTGTTTCTTCTGCTTGCCTGAGTCCATCTGGCATATAAACGCCACCCTCAGTCTTCTCATTAACCTCAACAGTGCTAATAAGAACTTTGTAGCCTTTAGGTTCTGGCAACTGAGTCGCTACTTTTTCCTCAGTTATTTTTTTATCTGCATACATTTTATATACCTTGCAGTGATTAGGTTCACAGAAACCGTGCGCGGATTACCCCGCGAAGCCCCCATATGTAGAAATAGTTCAATTGAACTTATTGTTCAATAAATCTTTTTTCTATTTCTTGTAAATCAGACTCTAGAAGCTTTAAAGCCTCATATCTCCCAACAAGTCTGCTGTAGTCATCCATAGATTTAGCTTGGCCCCCTGCCAAGAATTGTTCTATTTCAAGTTTATACTCAGAGATACTACGCTTCATCAAAGCAATAACTGTATCATCCATCCCCCTTACTTAGCTCCCTTGCTATTTCTACCCCAAGTTTAGCCCCAGCTTGCTGATCCGCTCGCTGAGAGTTATCAAGATCAGTCGCCAGTTTAACTCCCAACTTGGCCCCCTCTCTTTGATTAGCGGCTTTTATCTTCTGAGCCTCAAGCTGAAGTTTAGCCGTGTCTAGTTGCATCTTATGCTGAAGCTCTTGTGTCTTCAGTTGCAGTTCTTGCTGCTGCATTTGAACAACAGGATCTTGCTGCTGTGCTTGAGCCTGCTCCTGTGCAGCTTCTGCTTGATCTTTCTTGAGAAGCTTTTCTGCGGCATCCTTAGCCAGCCTAGAGATTTCCACCTCAACATCTTCAGGCAGATTTTGATCTTCATTAGGCAACTCAACACCAAGCATTTTCTCCATCTCTCTGCGGTATTGGAACGCAACATGTTCTGTTACGTGTGCAGCCATTGCTTGCTGTATTACTTGAGCGAATGGAGACTGGCCTACCATTTGCGAAAGTTTAGGATCTTCTGCTGCCGCCATATGAACTGCTAAGTGAGCCTCATGGTCTTGATACTTAAACGCTTTAACTGGCTCTTGTTTCAAGATCATCATGTTTTCAGTTACAGGATCAGAGGGCTTAATATCTTCTGGAAGTTTAATAAGATCATTAGCATCTTGAATACCAAGAACCTCTAGCATTTGCCTATGAAGTTTACCCATGTCATATAACTGAGGCGCTTGTTGCGCTAATTGCAACGCAGCTTGATACTGCATGATTCTTTGAGACATCGTAGCAGCATTAGGGTCTGAGACTGGTATAACATCTATACGCTTATCAAAGTCATCTGTCCTACTGAAGTCTCCATCAACTTCATAGGCATACTCCTCTGGCATATAATCGTGAACAATCTTAGCAAGAAGTCGTAACTCTTTTTTCATAGCTGCATGAAGGCGAGCCTGTACACCAGACATCACTTTCATTGAACGCTCCATGAGGGCAAGAGTTGTGCCCACGGGTGCCTGTGCGTTAGTATCTCCTACTTGGATGTCTGCGACTGAACCAATGCGGCGTCCCTCTTCGACAATATTTCCAAGTAAAGAGTACAGTACGCTTGATGGCTCTTTGTAAGGGATAAACGTAATCGAGTCACGTATGGCACCGCCCGGTACGTCCACATCCCTAAATTCACCCGGCATAAGAGGAGTGTCATCCCCCTTAATACGAAGACCGCGAGCTTTAAGACCCGCTGGCAAATTCGACAGTGTGCCAGCATCAACCAACTGACGAAGGATAGAGGTAGCAGACTTAGCAAGTCCACCAATAAGGTGTATGAGACCTGTGCCATAAAACCCCAAACCCGGTAGATAGCGATAGTGAACAAAGTGTAAACGCTTCTTTTTCCTTTGATCATCTTCGTACCAGTTCTTTCTTATAGATAAAATTTCTCTTGATGACTTATCAATTGTTACAACATATGGACGCGCAATTCCGTCTGGGTCATCAAACTCATCTGGCATATTAATAGTTACATGCATTTCAAGTATTGTATGACGGTCATCGTCTTCAATAACTGCACTTTCTCCATCCAACTCATCATATTTTTCTTGGATATCAGAAAAATCTGGAGAGGGTGCAGGTAGCTCCACGTCACGATAGAAGCCAGCAACTTGAAGTTCTCTTATTTCGTTTTCGCTTTTCTTCATGACATGCGTATATCTTGGGCACGTCATCAAGTCTGTTGCCCCATAAGAAACAACAAACTCTTCAGAGGGAACAAATACAGCGCATGGTCTGTCCATTAAAGGATCATAGTAAACTTTTTTAAATGCAGAACCAGCCAAAGGAAGCTTAAAGAGCATTTGCTCTAATTCATCACGATATTCTGTCATCTCTTCCGTAAGAAGATAGTTCATTTCATTTTGAACACGATCAGCTTGATCAGCTTTTTCTGGGGTCATCTTCCCCATGATCTTTGACCTAACAGGGCCACTAGCAGGGAATAGTTCTCCCATTGCTTGCGCTTGGAACCTAACAACAGACTCAGTTAGGACGGGATGAAATACACCAGATGCACCAGCCCATGGCTGCTGCCTGTCTTCAATCTTCATGCCAAGTAGATCTAAGCCTTTTACATAAGCCCTAGCCCAATCAGACCTTGACTCACGGTCAGACTCAAAATCACTAACAAGCTCAGATGCCATAGATTCAAGTGCTGATTCCTCTATAAACTCAGCTAAATTTGAATCATGATCTGGACCTATCAAGTCTTCAGCGAGACTACCCTCAAAGTCAATGACAACTCCACCATCTTCTGTTTCCATGGAAATGGAATCTGGATTTACGATTTCAACAGTAAGCTCTTCTTCAGATGGATTCTCTTCAATCTCTACATCAGAAGGAACCATTGGTTTTTCTATAGCCATGAATCACCTTCAGCTTGTGTATGTGGACGTTATCAAAATATTATTGTGAGGTCTAGTGTCGAGGTGGGTAACTTGGGGGAAGCCACCACACCCCGACTGGGCGCTGGGAGATGCGCCCATAATTATCCTTTAGCTTAGACCGACTGTTGAAACAAATATTATATTACTGTATTAGAAAATCATGGATAACATGTTGATTTGGAACATCGTATTAACTTTCGTGGTTCTACCCATAGGGTGGTGGGCCAATCAAATAGCATCTGAAGTCAAACGCCTCAATATTCTTTTGAACATGACTAGAGAGAATTATATAAAGAGGGAAGACCACGCGGGGGAGCTTGGGAGAGTTGTTGACCACCTCGTTAGGCTTGAAGGCAAGATAGATAAGCTTGCAGAAAAATAGGGGGAGATAGGCATGGGATATGTTCATCTGCGCCCTAACAGCAATATTAGCTAGTCAAAACCCGACTATAGGTCTGCACCAGACCTGTGAGTACAGGTGCCCTAAAGAAGTTTCAGCTTTCTACTACCAATACCCAGCTAAAGTCAGAGTTCCTTGGAAGCATTTCTGCCCGCCATACATTGTTGTTGGTAGGGGAAGAAGAACATGATTGATCCAGTAACAGCCATTGCAGGGGCCACTCAGGCATTTAATCTTGTCCGTAAGATGGTTTACGCGGGCCGTGAGCTAGAAGATGTGGCTGGTCAGCTTGGTAAGTGGTATGGTTTTGCTGCTGATCTTGGCAGGGCAGAGCAGCAACGCAAAAACCCGCCAATCTTCACTAAGATTTTTTCATCTGGGTCTGTAGAGCAAGAAGCTTTGCAAATTATTATTCACCAGAAGAAGCTGGCAGAGCAAGAAAAAGACTTGCAGCAAATGTTAAACAACCGTTTTGGATATGGCACTTGGCGCGAGATGGTGGAGCTTCGCCGCAAAATTAAAAAAGAGCGCGAAGAAACGCTGTATCGCCAGCAAGAACGCAAGGCTGCATTTTTTGAAACTCTTCTGTTGATTTTATTGTTTGCTATGTTGGCAGCTATCTTAGTCGGCGGCACATGGCTGACTGGTTTAGGCGCAGGATGGTGGTAAATGACTGATGGGTTAAGCGGCATAGGCAACGCACCGTTTAATGTAGGGTCTGATATCCATCAACAAACTCAAAGCCGTGAACGAATAGAAGCTCACCTAAAAGAACAGATGGTTGAGAAGGAACACAGGGCAAATCACAGTCACCTAGAGGCGTTAGCAAAGCAAAGGTTTGACTTGGGAGAAGCTTATGATCGCTTTGGTCGCAAGACTAACGCAGATCGACCCCAAGGAACTAAGATAAACATAGAAGTTTAGTTCAATAGAACTTTAATAATATTCTACAGGACGCTGATACTTAGGCTCATCGTCCCAATCATCTGACTCAGCCTTAACCCAACCGCCCTGCCTAAACCTCAATAGCGCCTGAGTGGTGGAATCCACATAGTCATCATGCTCTCCTGACGGAAAAGCAGCACACTCTTCGATAACTTCATGTGCCCACTGGGTGGGTGGGTGCCATATAGATCCACTGGCAAACAAATCGGTCACAGCATTTGCCCTAGCAATTTTATCCTGCCCGCGAGAAGGTGTGAACTCTGTAACTGGGATACCCATTGCCCTCAGTTCAAATATTAGTGGGGCACCAGATGCTTTCTTCTCCACGATCATTTGATCTGGCTCATACTCCATGTACTTTTCGTAGGCAGCACGTTTTAGATCTGGGAACTCAAGCTTTTCTTTGTAGGCATCCAGCATAATTAAGTTAGGTTGACTGCGCCCCGTATCATCAGGATGGTAAAATACCCCCCATGTGGTGCAAGCACTGTAGTCAGACCTCTGTGTCTTGAGAAATGCGGTGTCCCAAGACTGTAATATGATCTCACAAGGGGGTGGGTTAGGCCTATCCCACTCTCTCCACCACTCACGCTTGATGAGTGCCCCTTCCTCAGACGTGGGATTTTGCTGATATTGGGCATTCCACTTTGTAGGTGGAAGTTCTGCCTTCAAAGCATCCAGTTCATCCATTGACCAGAACTCAGGCCATAGGGGTTTCCCCGAAGGCATTATAGCTGGGAACTCAATGACCTCCCATTCGTCCATACCTTTCTTATTTCCTGTAGATTTCATGATCTGCCCAGTCAGGTCTCGCAATGACCACCGCGTCATCACGACAATGATGGCACCACCGGGCTGTAATCGCTGTCTTGGGCCAGATGTGTACCATTCATACACACGATCATAGACTTCTGGGTTGAATTGCCCCTGCTGGGCGTCCTGTTCTGAGTGAGGATCGTCAATAATTAGGAGATCAGCACCTTTACCAGTAACTGCCCCGCCAACACCAATGGCGAAGTAGTCACCGCGCTTGTTTGTGTTCCACCTTCCTGCCGCTTTGGAGTCAGATGACAGGGTTATACCGCTGAACACGTTTTGGAAGTCCTCAGATTGTATAAGGTTCCGCACCTTCCTACCAAATCCAACTGCCAACTCAGCAGTGTGGGCGGTTTGAATGACTTTCTTTTCAGGATATTTTCCTAGAAACCACGCTGGCAGTAAGTAAGAGGCGAACTCTGACTTGGTATGGCGGGGTGGCATATTGATAATCAGACGTTTTAACTCACCACTAGCCACACGTTCAAACGCACTCGCCATTTTCTGGTGATGCCGCCCACTAATAAAGCTAGGCCACATGAGATTTACAAAGGAAATGAAGTCTTCCTTAGCTTTCTTCTTGTTCTGCACATCCTCAAGAGCTTCAAGATCCTTGAGAAGGGCAGCTTTCTCATTGGGTGGTAGCTTTGATATCTGAGACAGAACTTGACTTAAATCTCGCAAGCCGTTCCCCCTATATATATCAGGTAAACAGTTATATACCTTTAACTGTTATATACCTTTAACAGATATATAACTTATCTATACCTGATATATAATAGTAGTAAATATATAATATGCCGTTTTATGAAAAAAGTTTAGAAAAGTTCAAGATATAATTAATTAACCCGTCACAGAATCGCGTTTAAGGGCTAAGGGGAAATAAGTCAATCATAGGGTGGGGTCTGTGTTTCATCAGTGTTTGAGATTATTTGTGTGTAATACTATGTATGGTCAGAATAATCGGGCGCGCTCGCGGGGGGTGGTCGGGGGTGGGTGGGGGTAAAACTCCTTATAATTCTGTGCGTGTGCGAGCAAAAAGTTCGATAGCACTTATTTTTCACATGCCAAGCCGCTTGAGCCGTGCCTCGATATCCGCCTCGATTTCATCCGCGCTGCGCTCCGCTTTGTCAGTGGTTTCCACACGATCAATCCACAGCCCGCAGTTCTTGCCAAGCAATTCCAAGGCCCGCACCCTTGCGCCATCCTGCACGTCTTCGTTTAGTGCAATCTCTTGAAGCTGTTTCAAAACCAGATCTGTTCGAGAGAGGCCCAACACGCGCTGCTCTGCTTCTTTCTCCACAGCCATCTGTTCCAGCCTAGTTGAAACCTTGGGGTTCTCTGCTGCGAGCCTGTAGGCTTCCCTATGCACTGTAGCATCTGCCATGTTCTCCGCATCATACGCAGCCCTGTAAGCCTCAGAGAAACTGCTACCGCTCATGACCGCCATGCAGAAAGCTTCCTGCTTGTCTGTCAGTTGACTTGCTCCAGCGTTAGGGGATCGCTTGCGGGTTTTCTTTGGTTCACTGGCAGCTACAACCGTGAGCTTTGGCTTGCCTTTTGACGTGCTGCTTGTTGGTGTTTTTTTCATCTCATGCCCTTTTTTCTCAATGTTTTCAGTGGGTGGTATTATTACACCCCACTAGCAGCTTGCACTCCTGCCCCAGCAAATCACCCCGCGAATCAGTAAAACGAATCACCTGCGAATCACCCCTGATTTGACGTGCTGCTTGTCCATCCAGATCCCCGCTGCAAAAGTTCTATTGCACTTTTTATATCAGCCAAACCCCTACTTTTAAAGGCTTTTAGTGCTAAGGTAACTTTAATCAACATTAGGGGTAGACAAGGGAGTCATTAGCTGTCATAAGGGTGTTGCGGATTCGTTGAGATCCAGCGGCGTCAGGAAGGAGCGCCACCGCCAACAACCCCGTTTCGCCAGTTTCTCTCTGGAAGTGACATAAACCAAAAGAGACGCCGTAAGGCCAAAAGGTCAGACCCAACGATAATAATTACATGTCTGACTGAGTAGGGAACCAGAGGTTGTGCCGCAGTAACGGCAAGTCAGTGATCGTTAGTTGATCCCCGTAAAACGGGATCTGGTATCGGACGTTTTCTCTCGCTGGGCAGTGATGCCTTCCACAAGCATCATCCCCCAGCAATGTCAGTGAGGAACGGTAGAGAGCGCGAAAGCTGGCTGTTTGTGAAATTTTTGTAGGGGCCGCAATGGTGCTGCCCCTGTGATGATTTCATGAGAGGAGAAACCAACATGAACACACCCAGAGATCTCGCAATGGAAATCATCCATGACCGCCATTGGGTCAGTGAAAAAGACATGCTCCAAGCTTGCTTGGCATACATGTCATGGGATGACGTTGTTGACATGCTCAAGACAAACGAAATGCTTGAGCCTTTCACTGCCAGCTATCTGGCAAAGCACCAAATTTATGAAACCTCTTGAAAGGAGAAACCACCATGGCTTCAATTAAATCTGCAATCCAAAACATTAACGCGTCAGGCATCTCTATAGAGATCGTCATGGACAACGGCATCAAAGGTGATCACGTATTGACCATCAAATCAAATCAAGAAAATCGTTATGCTTGGACATATACGATGACTGACCCGCAGGGCAATCACTGGCGTCTGCGCTCAGATTATTTCCTGCATGATGGTTTGAATGAGTTCGATCAGGAAGACATATTCCATGTCAGCGCCATGGCCCAAACAGTGATGGCAACTGGTCATCAATGGGATAAGGGCGGCTCACTAATCCAAGACGGTTTCGCCATAAGACGCGAGATGATGCAAGGATCAAAAGCTGCAAACAATGCGGCTGGAGAAATCATAGACCAGCGCAGTGCGTAAGGTTTTACACTACATGCCCCGTCATCATGCGGGGCATTGAGGGTAAAATCGCCCATAACATTGTCAGCCTAGAAGGAAGATACAGATGGCAAAATCAACATTTCAAATCCAAGACGCAACCGTGAACCTGATCGGCAAAGCGGAGCAACAGATCGGTTCTCTGAAGGCCGATAACAAGGCAAACAACGATGTTGCCAACGGTCACAAGATCGGGGCCTATTGCGAGCTTATCGCTGCGCTTGCCCCTGTCAAGTTGGTCAAGGGCAACCTGCCCCGCGCTGCGTCCAAACAAGTGCGGGAAGCCCTCGCTGTTGCTGGTCTGAAAGAGGCCACCATCAAGCGTTACATGGAGAACTCAGTTGGTGCGATACGGCACTTTGAGATCGGCGGCATGGCTAACGCCACTGCCACCATGGTTGGTGAGTTCTTTGAGACCCACAATATCGACAGCGAGAACAAGCTGGCGAAGCTGGTCAAAGGTGAGGGCGGCAAGTCCAAAGCCCAGCGGCTGGCTGAGCAGGTTGTCGGCAAGTGGTCCACAAAGAAGGATGACAAGGGCAACGCGGTTCAGGGTGACGTGTTCAAGGATGGCCTTGATGATGCTGAGCTTGAGCAGTTCGAGGATATCATGCGAGAGCTTTTGGCTGCGCGTACTGCCTACCGTAATGCTGAGGCAGCGAAAGCTGCTGAGGCTGCTGCGTCTGAAGAAAATAAGGATGTCAATGATGTCATTGCACAGTTCGCCGCCTAAAGGTGCGGCTGAGGACGATGCTGAGGTAAGCCGCATACTTTCAGATGAGAGTGTGCGGCCTATGTCTGATCGTCTCAAGGCTTTAGTTGAAAAGCTAAAGAAGTTCGATTGAACTTTTATTGCGCCCCTGCAAAGCGGCGCAACGATGGTTCAACAGAGGAGTGAGAAATGCCTAAGTTTTTAGTTTTCAAAGCGCACCTGACAAAGGTGGATCGTGACATCGTAAACGGTGAGACCGTCAGACACGGCGGCTGGGGAGCAACCCCAAAGCTTGCAGCCTATTCGGCTGTTTCGCATTCTATCGGAGGCTTGTCTGACGCGGATTGCATTGAGAGAGAAGTGAATGTTTTGGCAGCAACAATTCACCGCGTTTATGTCCATGGCATCACGGCCATGGCTGACAATGTTGAACAGATGTTTGAGTATGACAACGCGCCATGGGGATGCGAGGCTGTTCAGCCAAGCTATCATGCCAAGGGTTTGCGTAGCCTGTCTGTCGGGGATCTGGTCATGGAAATCCCAGCGGGTGATGGCGAAGGGTTCTCGCACCCCAATGCTGAAACGACTTTGTACCTGTGTGCGAATGCAGGTTGGGCGAAGTTGTCTGATCGTGCGCGTCATGCATTTATTGCAGATATCCCAACGCTGGAAAGAAAAGTAAACGCACTAGAGGAGGCTGCGTAATGAAAGAATATACCTATCACATTGACGCTGGGCACGGTTACTTGGAAGTGCCCTTGGCTGATGCCTTACGGCTTGGCCTGACGCTAAAAGACTTCGCGCATTACAGCTTTGCGCGGGTCACTGAATTGTTTGTGCCAACCCTCTACCTTGAAGAGGACTGCCACATGTCAATGTTCTTGGGCGCTATGCAGTCCAAGGGTGAGCAATTCAAATTGATTGAAATTGTCCATGACGGGGATGCGCCCTGTCGGGAATATGGTCGGATAAAGGAGTGATCATGTCACTAATAACATACGAAGCCGTTGACGCGGCTATGCAGAATGCCATTGCCATGGCTGAAAATCAAAACCCTGATGGGTCAATCAACTGGAACTTTATAGACGCTGATGCGTTCTTGAATATCCAGCCTAAACACTTGGATGTTGATAAGTTTTATTGCTTGTTTGAGCAGATTGCAGAGGAGAAATATTCATGAACACTCGCATTTCACGGCGTGAGAAACGCCTAATATTCATAGAGGCCTTCGTCTCTGGGATGACGTTCACCGCTGCTATGGTTCTGATGGTCATCGTGATGATGGCGATTTGATGTACTGGGCAGTTTGGGAAGAGTGGGGCACCAACTATCGCAGATATGCGGAAGCTGAAACCCGCGAGGGGATTGATCAAAAGATCCTGACTAGGAGTGTGTATCCAGCAAAGAAACACACTATTCAAATTTTTGTAAAGTCTGAGGAGACAACCAATGAAACTATCACAAGCACAAACCATCGTTGAGAGTTCAATCAACTTCAACATGGATCTGTCCGATGGGCGTGATGCTCAGTACATCGTACCAATGTTGATCGGCGGCGCTGGCCTTGGCAAGACAACCATGGTCAAAGAAGCAACTGCCAGTGTATCAGAAAAGCGCGGGGTTCCAATGGAATGCCGCATTGTTTCGCTGGCGCAGTATGACCCGACAGAAATTGCGGGTTGGACAATCCCTTCAGAGGATCGCAGCCACATGGTGCGGATGCGTCCAGACTGGATGCCAACAGATGGCTACGGCGTCATCTTTTTGGATGAGCTACCGCAAGCAATTGTGGCGTGTCAGAACATTGCAGCGCAGATCACAAACGAGCGCCGTGTGGGGCCGCATCACTTGCCTGATGGCTGGGTTGTGGTTGCCGCTGGTAACCGCATGTCAGATCGCGCTGGTACAAATCAGATGCCTTCCCACTTGAAGGATCGCATGATGTTCTTGGAGATCGAAGCGGATCTTGATGATACGCTGGCATACTTCAACTCTGTGGGTGTTGATTTTCGCGTCAACTCTTTCCTGCGCTTTCGCCCTGAGTACCTGCACAAGTTCGACAGGGATGCCAATGCTTGCCCGTCACCGCGTTCATGGGAGCGTGTTGGTTCGATCCTGTCATGGGGTCTTGATCCTGTGTGCCAGCTTGAGGCTATCGCTGGGCAGGTTGGTCGCGCAGCCGCTGCCGATTTCAATGGGTTCTTAAAAATCCATGAGACGTGCCCCGACATTGACGCATTGATCTCAGATCCCATGGGATCCGATATCGCGGAAGATCCAGCCGTTGCCTACGCGATCACGGCAAACCTTGCGTTCCGCATGACAGACAAGAACGCGCATAACATCATCAAGTATTTGATGCGCTTGCCACAGAAAGAGTTCGCTGTGTTCTGTGTCAAGGATGCGCTGAGCCGCAACAAAGATCTCAAGAAGGTCAAAGCTGTGCGCGATTGGATCATGACAGAAGGTCGTCACATGATCCTGTAAAAGTTCAATAGAACTTTTTTGGGTAGGCCTAGACCTACCCACAACCAATTTTTGTAACCTTGAACTTCTTTGGAGAAACCTATGAGTGATGCCGTTCTAATGAACGTCTATGAAATTTTTGTTGAGGAGAGACAAGTTTTCTCCTTGGAAGTCGAGGCCCTGACAGCCGACGATGCGTTAAAAGAAGTCGAAGAGAGATATCGACAGAATTATTTAAAGTTTAAACGCGATGCCAAAGCTCACGATGGCACCGTAGATTTTTTGTAGAGGAGAGTTCAGATGGATGAACAAACAAAAGTATCGCGCTCTATCACGCGCCTTGTGATATCGCACCCGTTCTTTGGGTCAATGGCCCTGAGCCTCAAGATTGAGGCTGATGAAGAGATCTCAACCATGTGCACTGATGGCAAGTTCATCAAGTGGAACCCTGACTTTGTGGCAAACATGTCAGAAGAGGAGACCACTGGGGTGATGGCGCATGAAGTCATGCATGTTGGCATGAAGCACAACCTGCGGCGCGGTGATCGTGACCCAGAGCGTTGGAACATTGCATGTGACTATGTGATCAACCCCATCCTGATTGAGGCTGGGTTCTCGCTTCCCGCTGGCGGCTTGTATGACGAGCAGTATGCAGACCTTCCCGCTGAGCGTGTCTATGACATGCTGCCAGAGGACGTGTCGCACCTGTCACAGGCTGGTGGCATGGGCGGGGTGATAGATACCACCAAAGAGGGTGGACAGTCGCTGTCTGAGGCTGAGGTTAAGCAGATGGAAGCCGACATCAACTCCAAGGTCATGATGGCTGCGAATGGTGCCAAGTCTGTTGGCAAGCTGCCAGCATCCATTGAGGCACTGGTGCAGCGCATGAAGCGCAACCAGATTGACTGGGAAGAGAAGGTGCAGCGTTTCGTAGGTGGTGATCAGCCTGATGACTACTCAATGCGCCGCCCTAATCGTCAGATGTTCGATCAGGTTGGGGTGCTTGGCCCTAGCATTGTGGGCACTGGTTGCGGTGACATCCTTGTGTGGATGGACAGTAGCGGATCTGTGTCTGATCGTGAAGGTGAGTTCTTCTTGGGTGGGCTGAATGCAATCAGTCGTGACGTGAAGCCCAAGTCAATTACGGTGATCACATGTGACGCTGAGATCCAGAGCGTCAAGCGTTATGAAGAGGGCGAAGAGATCACCCTGTTCAGCAACAAAGGTCGTGGCGGTACATGTGTGCAGCCTGTGTTCAACTACATTGAGCAGCACAATCTCAATGTGGATAACATGATCTGCTTCACCGACATGGGGATCTTTGACTACCCAGATCGTGCACCAGACTACCCAATCTTGTGGGTGTCTTCATATTCTCGCGGCAAACCTGCACCGTTTGGCGAGACAGTTTACCTAAACACGGGGGATTAAAATGACCAACGAAATTAAATTTCTAATGGAGATGTTTGAGATGCATGTCTCTTACATCATGGATGCAAACCAAGATCTCTCATATGATGAGGCACATGCTATCGCATGGGAGCATGGCAAAGATGGGCTGCTGCGATATCTTGATGCAGATATCAACACCAAATCTGAGCTAACCTCAATGATAAGGCATCGAAGAGACAACGATCCTGCTGGAGAGGGGAGATACAATCATGCTAGCTGAACTTTGCTTGGCACTGGCAGTGTACCATGAGGCCAGAGGCGAACCACTGATAGGGCAGAAGGCTGTTGCTGAGGTGGTGATGAACCGTGTTGCATCAGATAGGTTCCCAGACACGATATGCGGGGTTGTGATGCAGCCTAAACAGTTTTCGTTTGTCAGCCCTAATGGATGGGCTGGCATACCCACAGACCCAGACGTGTGGGCTGATGCTGTGAACATATCGCAAGATGCGATAGGCAATCATCTTGATGGTCAATCATATTTTGCCAACAAGGGAATGCTGTATTATCATTCTACTGAGGTCAGCTTAGTGTGGACTAAAAGTTTATTTGAACTTTTTACCTTGGGGAACCACACATTTTACTCTGACCCTTTGACAAAAACCAACAAGCCAAGGGAGAGACCTGTTGGAGATACAATTAGAGAGGATGATGGAGTTGGCAAAGGATGAAGATCGTTTGCGTAAACTGCGTGATGAACCAAACGCATGGCAAACGAGAAAGTTCTTGGGAACCACAGTGCATACGCCTGAGCATAAGATTGTGAACGTGATGAGGCGCAGAACCTGTTGGACCACCCAAGAAATAAAAGACAGGTCCAAGCTGAAACTTGGAACAACCCTGCAAATTCTAAAGAAGCTTGAGAAGCATGGCATTGTAAAATCAA